AAGTTATATGACGAAGCCACTGGTGAAGTAAAAGAACTAGAAGACGAACTGCAAAACAAATCTGCTCCTCTAGAATTCTTCTTGGGATAAAATGACTACAACTAATGTTTACTTTACGAATGGAACTCCTTCAGAGCAGATGCTCATCGAGGATCTCATTATAGAGTCGCTGCGTATTTATGGACAGGAAGTTGTGTACATTCCTAGAACATTAGTTTCTAAAGACAATGTGTTAGGTGAAGATCGTTTAAGTGAATTTAAAACTGCATTTCCAATTGAGATGTATTTTGAAAATGTTGATAGCTTTGCAGGGCAAGGTCCATTCCTTCAAAAGTTTGGTTTAATGATGGAGCAGTCAGCTACATTGGTTGTTGCACGTCGTCGTTGGGATCAATTCATTGGTCGCTATGGAGTAACACAGTTACCAAATCGTCCATGTGAGGGTGATTTAATTTATTTCCCACTCACAAAAGGTTTGTTTGAAATTAAATTTGTACAACATCAAGACCCATTCTATCAACTTGGTAAACTTTATGTATATAAACTTCAGGTTGAACTCTTTCAATATGCTTCTGAGCGTATCGATACTGGTCTTACCGAAGTTGATGCGTTTGAAACACTCAAATCATTCTCAACTAATACAACAAGAACTAAGTATGGTAATGTGACTGCTATTACTGTGACAAATCAAGGTTCTGGGTACACAACTGTTCCTACTGTTTCAATCACAAGTAGTGCTGGAGCGGGTGCTACAGCAACAGCAGTTAGAGGAACTGGTGCGTCAGCAAATAAGATTATTCGTGTTGATATAACTAATCAAGGAACTGGATACCAAATTGCCCCAACTATTACGTTTGTTGGTGGTGGTGGAACAGGTGCACTGGCAACTGCAACTGTTAAAATAGATATTGATAAAGTTGAGTCGTTTGGCGATAACAATACATTTAAGCAAGAAGCGCAAGACGTTCTCTTTTCTGCAACTAACCCATTCGGTGAAATAGATGTTGAGCAGTAATGTATTCTATCATGGTCTAATTAGAAAAACTATCGTTGCGTTTGGTAGTTTGTTTAGTGACATCTATATTGATCGCAAACAGGGTGACTCTGTAACTGGAACAACTATTCAGCGTTTACAGATTCCACTTGCATATGCTCCAAAAGAAAAATGGATTGTTCGTCTTGATTCTGATCCAAACTTAGAACAACATACTTACACAACTCTACCTAGAATGTCGTTTGAAATTAATGGTTACTCATATGATGCACAACGTAAGTTAAATCGTATGCAACAAATCAAATGTGGTTCTGGCATTGACTCAATGACATATATGTATACACCAGTTCCATATAATATTGAGATCTCTCTTTATGTTTTGACTAAAACACAAGAAGATGGTCTTCAAATCATTGAACAAATTCTTCCAACATTCACTCCAGAGTATACGCTTTCTATTAATGCTGTGCCTGATATGAATGTTAAACAAGACATTCCAGTTATTCTAAATAGTGTTAGCGTTTCAGATGAGTATGATGGTGATTTTCAAACTCGTCGTTTTGTTACACATACTCTTAATTTTACATTGAAGACAAGTCTCTTTGGTGCTGTTTCTGGACAAGCTGTTATCTCTCAGGTTGAAGCTAACATTGGACTCAATAACATAACTGATCCAAATCGTATCTATGTTGCAACAGGTGATACTGCAACAGCAACACTTTCTACAGAGAGTTGGTTAGATGGGTTTTAAATAATGGCGCAAATATATAATTCAAACCAGAATTTAAAGGCAGCTGGTGTTCAAATCCAGTTTGCACCTGAGCAGATCGAGGAATACTTAAAGTGTGCACGTGATCCAATCTACTTTATTGAAAATTATTGTATGATTGTTTCGCTTGATCATGGTCTTGTACCATTCAAGCTGTATGAATGTCAAATTGAAAAAGTAAAAGTAATCCATGAGAATCGTAGAGTTATTCTTATGGAAGGTCGTCAGCAGGGTAAAACTACAACAGCTGCTGCGTACATCCTTTGGTATACTCTGTTTCAAGAAGCCAAAACTGTAGCTATCCTTGCCAACAAAGCAACAGCTGCACGTGAAGTGCTTAGCAGATACCAAACGATGTATGAGAATCTACCGCAGTGGTTACAGCAGGGTGTTACTACATGGAACAAAGGTGACATTGAATTAGAGAATGGGTCAAAAGTTTTTACTGCAGCAACTACTACATCAGGTATTCGTGGTAAATCTGTCAACATGTTATACGTTGATGAAACTGCCATTATCCCAAACACTGTTGCTGAGCAATTTTTTACTTCTGTTTATCCAACAATTTCTGCTGGACAAACTACAAAGATTCTACTAAGTTCTACACCACTCGGTTATAATCACTTCTGGAAATTCTGGAATGATGCTGAGAATGATCGTAATGGATTCGTGCCTTTGTTCATTCCTTACTGGAAAATTCCAGGACGTGATGAAAAGTGGGCTGAAGAACAACGTCGTATGCTGGGTGAACTTAAGTATAACCAAGAAGTTATTTGTAAGTTCTTAGGTTCTAGCTCAACGCTGATAAATGCAGATATTATTGCTTCTATGTCTTTTAACAATCCAATACACTCAAAGGATGGTTTGGATATTTACGAAGCACCAGTAAAGGGTCATACATATGTTATGGTATGTGATACTGCAATGGGAGTAGATGGTGACTATTCTGCGTTTACAATTATTGATATTACAGATGTTCCATACAAGTTAGTAGGTAAGTTTAGAAATAATCAAATTAGTCCACTACTATATCCAAACGTAATACATACAATAGCAACACAATACAACGAGGCATTCGTTCTAGTTGAGATGAATGCCAGTGAACAAGTTCCTTATATTTTACACAGTGAACTTGAATACGAAAATATTTTATTCGTTAGCAGAACCACAGGCATGCAAACTGTATCAGGTGGTTTTGGTAGCGGTAAAACTCAACTTGGTGTTATGACTGATAAACGTGTTAAACGTATTGGATGTCATAACTTTAAATCATTATTGGAAGAACATAAACTATTAGTTCCAGATGCTGATATAATTTCAGAGATCTCTACATTTATTGAGACTAAGGGAAGCTATGCTGCAGATGATGGATACCATGATGACTTGGTCATGACATTGGTACTGTTTTCTTGGTTAACAACTAACCCGTATTTCAAAGACCTAAATAATGTAAACCTCAGAGAAATAATGTATAAGCAAAGAATTGAAGCTATTGAGCAGGAACTAACTCCATTCGGTTTTATGGATGATGGACACAGTGAGGAGAAACCACCCCTGAACTTCTGAAAGTTTGGGTTTCATAAATAAATTAGTAGGTTGTGCTCCTCGAGCAAAACTAAATTAAACAATGTAATAGGAGAATTACAATGCCTTTTCAACTTAGTCCAGGTGTTTCAGTCGTAGAAAAAGACTTTACATCTATTATTCCTTCTGTAGCTACTTCTGCTGGTGCAATGGCTGGCGCATTCCAATGGGGACCAGTTTTGGATCCTGTTCGTGTGTCATCTGAAAATGAACTAGTCCGTCGTTTCGGCAAACCTGCTGATGCTAATGCTAATGCTCAGTCTTTCTTTACTGCTGCCAATTTCTTATCATACAGTAATAATCTTTTAGTGTGTCGTGGAGATGCCACAGCAGCACGTAATGCTGTCACTACAGTTTCTGGTAGTGTTGCAACAACAACAATTACTGGTGGTACTGCTTATAGTACACCACCAACATTAGTATTCTCTGCACCTCAGGTTAGTGGCGGGATTACAGCGACTGGTACGGCTACGGTTTCTGGTGGTATTATTACTGCAGTAACTATCACTGCTGCAGGTACTGGTTATACATCAGCACCAACTGTTACAGTTAGTGGCGGTGGTGGATCTGGTGGTGCTGTTACAACAACTATCACTACTGGTGGTGTTAAAATCAATAATCAAAATTCTTATACAACTACTTACGCTAATGGACAGGGTGTTGTTGGTGAATTTGCTGCCAAGTATCCAGGTGCTTTAGGTAACTCATTAAAAGTTTCTATGGCAGATTCAGCATCATTCGCAGCATGGGCTTATAAAGCAGAATTTGATAGTACTCCAGGAACTTCTTCATCTGCTGCTGCAGTTGGTGGTTCTGCCGATGAATTACACATTATCGTTATTGACGAAGATGGTTTGTGGACTGGTGTTCAAGGTGCTATCTTAGAAAAGTTCTCTTTCGTTTCTAAAGCGTCTGATGCTAAAAGAGCAGATGGTTCTAACAACTACTACAAAGATGTATTAAACAATACTTCTGAATATATCTGGTGGATGGATCATACTAGTGTTGGTTCAAACTGGGGTACTAGTTCTTCTGCCAAAACATTCAGTGCTTTGTCTACTGCGCTTACCGTTTCTTTAGTTGGTGGTGTTGATTCATTGACGCTAACTGCTGGTGAACAACAATCTGCATATGCAATGTATGTTGATGACGCAACTTATGATATCGCTTTAATCATGATGGGTAAAGCAACTACAGCAACTACAACATACGTTATTGATACTGTGGCTGCAGTTCGTTTAGACTGTATCGTATTCGCTTCTCCAGAAGATACAACAACTGCTGAAGTTATTGTTGGCGCTGGCTCTGCTGCTACTACTGCTATTAACTTATATCGTGCTGGCTTGCCAAGCACTTCTTACGCTGTTCTTGACTCAGGTTACAAATATCAGTACGATCGTTATAACGACAAATATCGTTGGATTCCATTGAATGGTGACGTTGCTGGTACTTGTGCACGTACTGATTACACTAATGACCCATGGTTCTCTCCAGGTGGTCTAAATCGTGGTCAAATTAAGAACGTAGTTAAATTGGCACACAATCCATCTAAAACAGATCGTGATGTTCTTTATAAGGCTGGTGTTAACCCAGTTGTTACATTCCCAGGACAAGGTACAGTATTGTTCGGTGATAAGACTCTATTGGCTAAGCCTTCTGCATTCGATCGTATCAACGTGCGTCGCTTGTTTATCATTCTTGAAAAATCAATTGCAACTGCTGCTCGTTTCCAGTTGTTTGAATTCAACGATGGTTTCACTCGTGCACAGTTCAAGAATCTAGTTGAGCCATTCCTGCGTGATGTTCAAGGTCGCCGTGGTATTACTGATTTCGTCGTTAAATGCGATGAAACAAATAATCCAGGTTCTGTTATTGATGCCAACGAATTTGTTGCTGACATCTTCGTCAAACCAAATCGTTCTATCAACTACATTACTTTGAACTTTGTTGCAGCACGATCAGCCATTA